AAATCTGAATATCCATCTCGGCCCGTTACTGATTCGTGTGATAATCTAACCCATTCCATTACGGCCTGTGCTCCACTAGGAACAATAGGATCATATAAAGTAATTTCTAATTCTTCCCAAGCTCCCTTACCTTTAACATATCGTTTTACGTTAATGTGGTCAAGTTCAATAGTTTCAAATGCTATCGTAGGTCTATTCGCTGTCTTAATAAGATAAGCGGGAAGGCCTTCAATATACATAATATATCGATTTTTAGTTTTCGGTTCAAACGGTGTGAACATTATTTCAGAAGGATCTAATAAGTCTGGCATCTTTAATCTCCAATAAGTTTAATTTCTCAACTATAAATATCAAAATTCTAAAAAATCATCATATTCATTTTTCATAGTTTTTTAGAAGTTTTTCATCTCTGTTGTATATAAATATATCCGGCAACAAAAAACCCCTCAAAAAAGAGGGGCTTTTCATTTATTAATCTATGTGATTAAACTTACGCTGGGAAAGTTGCTCCCGTTGGAAGTACCACGAAGTCAAGTACGATAAACTCTGCGGTTCTCGTTGGTTGAATAAAAATTTGTCCAACCAATTGATTTCTATCAATCACGTCAGGTGTGTTATTGGAATCATCCATAACTACCTTAAATGCTGATAAACCACTATTAGCTTGTACTGATTCTAAGAACGGATTCACAATGTTCAAGAAACGATTTCTTGTTGCTGATGTGTTCTGTTCAAAGACTAAGTATCTACTTGACGAAGCGATAAACTTCTTCAGTTTAATTAACAATCTACGTACATTAACCCTATCGAGTGCTGATGGACGACCTTGTAAGGTCTTTTGTCCCCAAACTACTACACCCTGACCTGGGAATGAAGCGATTGGATTAACTCGTGCTTCATAGAGTTCATCTCTTTCATCATGAGTCAATCTTGTCTGTGCTTCTAATACCGTTGTTAGTCCACCACGATTCAAACCTGCTGGTGCGAACCATTCATGTGCTACTTGGTCTGTAAATGCTATTACACCAGGTAGTACAACTGAAGGTGGGACCCAAACTGGAAGTGCTGTATTCCTATCAACAATTTTTACCCAAGGGTAATAAGTTGCTGCGTAGTTCGTATCAAGTGAGGAAATTGCGTCTGTTGCAGCTGATATATTTCCACCATAAATACCACAATCAAATATATAGAATGCATCACCACGTTCTTCACACTTTTGTATTGCGTGATTGGTAATCTTAGGATGTAAATTATGAATAATACCAGGTGTTACTAACATATTAATATCAAATTCATCTGGATTACTTACTGCGTTAATTGCTTTCTTGTAAGCTACTGCTCCAGTTGCGGTTGCACTTGAAATGTCAAACCCTTGTGTGTTTACATCTGTAATATTCGCTCCTGTCAATTTTGGATTTGCTGGATTATCACCATCATACCCACCTTGAAATGGAACAACGAACTTTCTCTGTTTAATACTTGAAAGTACGAGAGTAATTTTGTCCGATCCAGATGCAAAAGTATCACCAGTTACACTTGCGTCATCATTACCATTAAAGTCTTCCAAACTCATAGTAGTATGATTACCAGCTCCTGCTGAAGTTGGTATAGGTGCTAAATATTCATTTGCATCTGCGTTACCATAATCATGCCCAAAAGGAACATTACTATCATATTCACCTTGTGCGTTTGATTGTGATACTTTAAATGTCCATGTTGGAACATTTGTACTTCCAGGATTTGGATTACTAATTGCTGCGTGTCCCATCGGTACTAATGCTTTTGGAATAGAACCATCTGAAATATCAGAAAAATCTGATAAATAAACGTGTTTAGATCTATTATTCCAATCACCATTATAAGTAAGTTTACCATTAGCGTCAATAGTTACATACCTATCTCCAATCCTACGAGCGAAGAAATTCGAACTCTTAGGATCGAAATTAAGTGCATCCCATTGTTCTATAATATTATCAGTAGTCAAACCATTATCATTTAAACCGGTTTGTCTTACTTGAAGTGAGAACTGTCCATAATCACTACCAGCTATTGTACCAGCTTTCTTAATATTTAACATAATAATTTTATATTTGTTATTTACATCACTACCATGTGAACGAGTATTAACTTTAAATAAGTTATATCGTGAACTATTAATCAATTGTGATTGAATGTATGGTGTTGATGCGTTTGAATATGCTGCATCTTCAAAATCAAGAGTTTCACCACTCGCAGTTACTCCAGCGTTTGCAGCTGAATATCCAAAACTAGTTTGTGCATATTTAAAATTCTTATACAAATATGCTGCTACAGTTGAACCCCCTGATTTTTGTACTTGTGGGTCTGAACTGAAAACTTCAGTTATATAGTTTGCACTTCCTGTATCAAATGATATTGTATATTTATTTACCGTTCCATCTGCTGTTAAACTCTTTGCACCCCAGTTACTACCACTTAATGTAAGTGTGGTTGAAAGCCAATCAGCACTTGAATCAACAGTACTCTCATTTAAATCTGCAGTTCCATCTGAACCACCTCGTGATGGTGCCAATACTGCTAAAATCTTTTTTGTCACAGTACTGCTACTAACATAAAGTGAGAACAAATCACTTGAATACCCTCCGGTATTAAGAACACGAACAATCGTAACTGTTCCTGCACTCCTTAAATATTGTTCTACAGCGTATGGTGTGTAATATCGAGGATCCGTAGATCCAAACATTTCTTCAAACTCTGAAAAATTACTAACAATTGTAGGTACAAAAGCTGGTCCCTTTACTGTTGGACCAACTATACATGCACCGATTGCTGCAATTCCAGCAGGTAGAAATGATAAATCTCGTTCACGAGTAAATACACCCGGCGATACGATTCTTTCTGCCATTTTATTTCTCCTATTATTATAATTTAAATAACTAAATTAGTCGTTTTTAGACTATAAATATTTACAATAAATATCGCATAACTTTCTCAAACGATATGCTTGAGGGAAATTATTTTAAGCAGTTTCTTCAGTAGTTTCTGGTACTTCGGCGTTTTTGGGTGCAGGTGTAAAAACTCCTGTCGTTGGATCTAAAGATCCAGGCCCATACTTTTCATTCAACTGTTTAACAATGTCTTGCTCTTGCTTTTGTAAATCAGAATAATCACTTTCAAACTGAGTTTCAGTTGATTCAAGTGCATCTAACTGTTGTTGAACTAAAAGTTTTTGAACCTTTAATTGTCCAAATTGAGCTTGTTTTTCGGTATAACCCTCTTGTAACTCTTTAAGTGATGTTAATTCTTCATCACTAAATTTAGTTTCAGATTCTTTTTTTGCTACTTATTATTGTTTATAACTTATATACTATATATATCAAATGAATTACCTTAATTCACTTTTTTCTTTAAAATTTTTAAATGTTCGATTGATCTCTCTCTTTGTTATTGTTATCATTATTTTTATAGTCCGAATCTGCTACGTTGTGCGTTAAAATTTTGTTTCACTTCCTCATCACTTAAATTTCTATTATAGTATCTATATCCACCATACGAACCCTTATAAAAGCTTTGGCCCGCAGTATAAGAAGAGAACGAAAACCCATTGCTTCCTCTTCCATGACCGGAGTTGTGAAAATTCCAACCACTTCTAGTTCCTACGTGAACTCCGTTTTTATATGATTTATAATAGTCAAGAGTTCCATCGGAATCCAAATCTTTATATACGTGTGAAATTAAGGTCCATTTTAGGTTTACAGTCGTAGCGTTATTTCCTCCGGGATAGTTTCCACTGGGAGAACCCGGAAAATAATGATTATTCCCCATTCCAGCGCCATGATTATATATCAAAGGTCCGTAATTCGCACCTCCGGAATATATACCATAAGAAGAGAGTTGGTCGGTCCCGTTATGATAAACCCAAATCTCAAAAGAAAAAGTCTTATCTCCACCAGGAAGGGTTGTGTTTCTTAGATAGTCATTGGTCCCATCGCAAGTTATTCCATAAGATAATCCTGTCATTGGCTGAGTATGAGTAGCGCCCCCATAAAGCGTCATGTTATAATCATTTCCACTTAAATCATACCAAGTCGTTCCACTTCCTGGATAAGAATTTTTATCGTCTGCATCCAAACAAAGAACTAACCCATCTGTTACTATATCTGGTCCTCCATGAGCTCCCATATCTATACTCC